AGTAAATAGACACCGTGCGCCTTCCTGCACGGCATCTATTTATTGCTTACTAAGCCTTGACAATTCCTGATACTGCGCCGTTCCATGCTGGAGCAGTGCAGAAGAAGTTACCACGGAAGTATGTGCTGAACTCATATGCGAACTGAGTTACGGGCCATTGAATGCCCATGTAATCCTGAACCATGAAGTTAGCCCAAACATCTGTTACCTCTGTGTCTGGAATTGGAAGTGTGTATGAAAGCACTGGTGATACACCCTGTGGAAGCCAAGGGTGAACAGTTAATGGAACCATCTTTCCTGTGATCTCATTGTTAAGAGCACCGATAACTGCACCACCAACATAATCTCCTACTTCATTTTGTGAGAGATTGATACGGTAGTTAGCAGTTGAACCATTTTTGATTGCATCTGAGAGTTGCTTACGATCTGCACCGTTTAGGAAAATCTCATCTGGATCAGCCTTAACTGCATCATATAGACCAGAGAATACTGTTTGATATTCATTTCCTGGGTTTGATGTAGAGAAAGTTGAATTGACTGCGTTGTTGAAACCGCTTGATGAACCAAGAACAGTAGGAAGAATTCCGTCATAACCTGTTGCATATGCAGATGTATCTGCTGATGCGCGAGATGCTGCGGCTCCTGTTGTATTAAATGCTGCGTTGTTACCAGTTAGACCAGTAGCAGAAGCACCTTGAATTGTAAATGTACCTGTACCACGGAGTGTTCCCTGATACTTGAGGTTTGCTGCGCCTGTAGCAGTTCCAACATAAATGTTGTAACCAAGTGCGCCAGTTATGGCAGTTGAAACTGCAATAGTTAGAACATCACCTGATGCAACTGCTGTGCTTGCTTCTGTACCAAGAATTGACTCACCAAAACCTGAACCAGAAATACCAGCATCAGCAGTAACATTTACATAGTAAGTATTTGCGGCTAGTGCAGTCTGACCAGATGCTACTGGTGAAGCAAGTGTGAATGTTGGTGCAGTAAGTGCGCCTGAATAACCAGATGCAGTTCCGCGAGCCATAAGCATCATGCGCTCTTCCATCAACATTGTTGCGTAAAGTGTTGATGTTGAAGATAGTTGGCGCAAGTCCTGATATCCCATACCTGAGAAGTTTGCATCAAATGAAACTGCATCAGATAGTGAGTATGAGTTGTATGGCAATACTAGATCATCTGCTGCGTATGAAATCTTTGGACCGCGTTGGAAGTTAATTGAACCGAAAGCAGTTGTTGTGCTTTCTGTAATTCCGGGCCATGTGTTACCGACTCCGCCTGTACCTGTACCTGTGTATCCGTTAATACGCTTTACACGGTGTGAAGTACCGATACCCTTTTTGCGAGCGATCTTGTTACGCAATGGTGTTGGGCGTGGTGTAAGCAACTTAGATGGTGCTTCGAGGTCAAATGCCGCAAAAGATGTGCTAAGTGGGCTTGTAAGTGTGATGTCTTTCTGAATGTCCTGCATTGCAAGGCGTTGTGAAGCAAGTGCGTTATTTAGCGCGCCTACTGCATCTGGTGAAAGAGACTTGTTTGTTGCTAGGGCTTCAAGTGTTGATACTGGGTCGCCAGATGCTTGCGCAAATGTTGATGTACCTGACTTGATTGCCATAATTGCTGATGGGTCTGAAATAGATTGTCCAACAGACTTGTTGAAAGCGTCTGTGTATTCGTCCATGCGCACTGCTGCATCTTTTGCAGAAGTAGCATCTCCGAACAACTCAGTTGCTTTAACTGGTGCGAGAGCCATTTGTTTCCTTTCGTAAAGAGTTTGAATTATTTAGTGGCTTGTACTGCGAGTGCTTTGGCTTCAAAATCTGATGCCAATTCTTTGTAACCGCGTGCCAAATCTTTGTCATCGGTTACGGCAGACTTTGCGCGATATTCAGCAGCCTTTTGTAGCAGATCACCAAGTTCGGCAATTACTGCTGGCTTAATGACTGAACGCTTTGGTCCACCTTGTACTGCTTTTGTTCTTGCCGTTGCTAATTCTGCATTTAACTTGTTAATTTCCTCTTGATAGGAAGTAACCTCTGTAGTTATAGCATCTTTTGCACTCTTTACGGCTTTCTCAATGATTGCAGTAATTGTCTTTTTTGACAAATCCTCATCATCTGAGGAATCTTCATCTGTGCCATTATCGGCAACATCATTTCCATCTACATCTATGCGTGGAAGTATTGTGGTTGATGACTTAGGAGTTTCAGTAGGCGCAACCATAGTTGCAGTTGATACATCTTTGCGACCGTGCGCATCTGCTGGCTGATCACAACCGCATTCTAGGCACTTTTTAGCAGATTTTGTTTCTTCGTGACTTTCGCAGATCGCTTTATCGCAACCGCCTTTTTCTGCGCATGATGCGCAACCTGCGCAATCACAATCTGCGGTTTCTACTTTGTCCAAAGGCTTCTTGCCTTCTGCTTCTTCAACTTCCTCTTCTGCGGCTTCTGGCTTTGAACCTTCTGCAGTTTCTTCCTCTGCACTTTCACCGACAGGCTTTAATTCCTTTTCTTCATCTTCATCTTCATCAAGTTCCATACCTGCTTCTTTACACATTGACTTGCATTCGTCAAGTGCCATTTTTGCATCTTCATAAGCAGACTTTGCTTCTTCATACATTTTTAGCATATCTTCTTTTGACGGCTTCTCAGAAACCGCTTTATCTTCTTCGTGCTCCATTTTTTCTCCTTTTACGGTCTGAGTTGCTATATTTTTTTCTGTTTTCTTATATCCGCCGCCACGCTTTTTGTACTCATTTGTAACCCAAGCGTTAGCAACTGCGGAAGGATAAACATCAAACTTTTCTTTCGCTTCTCTTTTTACGCGATTGTAAAGTTCAGTATCGGAAGGTTCAGAACCTTTACCGCCACGATTGATGCCTTCATAATCTGGTTCTTTCTTTTCAATAAATTCTTCAACTTGTTCTAAAGTTCCAGCATTATCAGATTTAGCCAACATTAGTTTTGCATTAGGGTTGGCTGGTCTATCAACTAATGAAATTTCTACGATCTGTCCGTCAATAATTCTTCCGTTAGCGGCTTTAGTATCTCTAACAATTCTTGGCGCACGAATACCGATTGAGAAACCTTTTAGCACACCAGTTTCAACTTTCTTTACCGATACTGGATCAACAACTAATGCAGAAATGTAATGTCCATCTGCTTTACTATCTAATTCTTTTGCAACACCTGCGGCAATATTGCTATGTTGTTCTCTAATGTTACCGCCAGTTTTGAACCACTCTGGCATTGCTTTCTCTAACCAAGCGGCATCACAAATTTGTTGGTCAATATCTAATGCATCGTCAGTTGCTTTGCCATATACCAATAGCGTTCCATCATCTTGCTTTTCTTGTTTGATGATCTGCGCATATGAGTGTGCTAAATCTGTCGTCATTGATTTATCCTTTTTCTTTTCTCTCTGTGAAATGCTATCTGCCCAAGTTTTACCTGCGTCGCCACCCCACAGAAGCCACGCAATATAACCGCGAGAAGGATTTGAGGCGTTACCCCAGTCCTTTCCTTTTTTGTCAACTTCGTGTCTTGCAAAATAGGATACCATGCGATTGATAGTTTCTAACGGTAACGATCTACCGTTTGATAAATCTCTAGCACGAGCAACTCCCACCATTGTTCCGCCACGCTTAAACTCTGCGCGTAATTCTAAACCGCGCTTTGCGTTTTCTTGTGCGCCTTTAGGCGGTACAAACCCATCTGCCATTTTATGCTGAATAAGTTAGAACAATTGCGCCAGCGGCTGAGGCTGCTGCTGAGATTGCATAAATAATATCGCCAGCGCTTGCATAGAATGTTTGTGAAGTACCTGTTGCTAATGTACGACCGATAGTTGCGCCTGATGTGGTAATCGTGCTATCGCCAATAAAGATTGACGCACTATGACCGTTGTAAATTGTAATTGGGGTCTGTGGTCTGGCGTTCTTATCCACTTGATGCAAAATTGAAGTAACTGTAAGTGTGCTTGCGTTAATATGTTCAAATGCCATTTGTTATTCTCCATTCAGAATATAGTCTAATGCATCTTGTCCTATGTTTTGTGTATCTACCACATATGGCGCAATATCACAAACACAATTTGGGTGTGCTGGCGGTTCGGTATCTCCGCTTGGGAATACATCACCAATACCGATAGGTGATACATCTGCATTTTCTTGGCATAGATCACAAGGGTCTGCGACTATCCACTCTACCAGTTCCGCACCGCTTTCTTCATATAATTCCCTAGAAGCAACGGATACGGCACTACTCATTTCAGTTTGCGCAATAGTTAATGCGCGGTCGCTATCGTCTAGCAAATCTTCCAATTCTGCACGCACACTTGCTGGAGTTTCACCTTTTGCTAACGCTCTGCCTAAGATTGTTCCAATTCTGTCAAGTGTGGTTCTGTTTACATTTTGAATTGTTACACCGCGCCGATCTAACAAATCAGATAATCCGCGAGGCGGTTTAATCAAATTAGCGGCGGCGCGATTGCCCGGTTTCCAAGTATCCCAGTTAATGCCCATTGCGCGTTGTAAGTCTGCTTTTGATGGTGCTTTATTTATCTTTGCCTTTACTATTGCGCTCATAGCAATATCTTGCCCAAGCGTGTAACTATCCACATAGATAGTTTGTAACGCATTGAACATTTCTTTGCTATCTGGGCGTATATGTATTTTGGCATATGCGCGTGTTTCTTCTGTCGTTGTATTTTCTGTAAAACCCATAGCAAAAAAATCATCTACAACGGCATTAACATTTATTGAAGATCGTAAAGCATCTCTAATAAGTTTTGCGCGCCGAGCAGCAAGGCGTGTTTTTGCGCCCTGCCTTTTCTTCCATGCTCTATTCATTTTATGCTAAATAGCGTTCGGCATACCAGCGTGCGCTATCGTAATCTTTTGCAGTTACAAATTTGTTTAACACATCTGCATAGACAACTGGCACATCTTGAAAACGGAAAGCCCTATCTGGTGCTTTTGTTAAAAACCGCAGAAACTTTTTTAATTCCTGTTGTGCTTTAACTGCATCTGTGATCTCTGCTTCTTCTGGCGCATCTTCAATAGCAGATACTTCTGCTTCGGCTTCACCATCATCTGTAAGTGTTTGCGTACCGTCAATTAACAACATACCTGTTTCTGTTACAAGATATGAACCAGTTGCGGTTGTGAAGATAGGAACATCTGCTTCTGCTGCTTCAATTAACGGTAAACCAGCGCGTGATCGTGCTTCATTTAGCGTTAATGTTCCAGATTTGATATTCAAATCAATAGTGCGTGCGTTGCTTTCTGTATCTTCTCTACCACTTTCCATGAACTTGAATTCAAGTTCGCGTGGCATACCCAGAAATACATATGAGAGTTGAGTAATCATTTTTGCAACCCAGTTTGCTAACGGAATTGCGCCGATCACCTCGCTACTTTCTGCTTGACCTAATTGAAAACCTGCGCCACCCAAACCACCTTTAGGACTAAATCCAATTTCAGAAGGTTGAACTCCAAAGTGACCGCAAATGCTATTAACAAGATAATCGTCAAGCGTATCTTTGAACTTCTCGCCATAACCATCAAATTGAATTGGCTCCATACCGACTGGCAAAAGGCGAACACGCTTGCGTTGTTCTGTTTGTCCTGCTAGATCGCTATTGAAAATGTTTTCATATGCGCGTAACAAGTCTGGGTTATTACCAAAGTTTGCATCTGTTTTCATCATCAATTCTGGTGTAACGCCATCTGTATATTCTGCGCGTATCCATTGTTGTCTGCGCAAGTAAATATCTGCAAGTGGTAATGCGCGTTCGGTAGGTCCATATCCATACACGCTTGTTGTTCTGCGATTGCGTATCAAATACGCTAATTCATCACTTGTAAATTCGCCATCTGCTTCTTCTGTTTCTGTCGGTGCAGTAAATTCGCTACGCGGAAAACCAAACAAGATTTGCTGATATGCGCTAAATGGTGGCATTGGTCGCATACCACGATCATCAATCAATGGCTTAATTGTGGAACCATCAAGAATTTGTAATCCGTATAGTTCATCACCGACAGATTTTTGCGGCCATATAGCCCACGCATCTAACACAAGTATTTCTTCAAGTGCAATATTTAACCAATCGTAAAACAATAATCCG